CCTCCAGTACAATTAACACCTAGTCAAATGGTTTTGACACTATCTTGTAATCAAAACGATATAGACACAGGTGCAACATATTTTAAAGTAGGAGATTTTATACAATTAAACAATACTACTTTAGAAAGACCTTATCAAGTAGCAGAAGAAGTCACAAGTGCTAATTTTTATGGTGGTATAGGCACAAAATACTTAGATATAAAATTAAATCGTGTGTATAGTTGTTATAATAGTGGAAGTGCTGGTGCTGTTCTATCAACACCAGAATTAAGAGTAGGTGCAAATGTTAATTTCCGAGTAAGATGCATAAACAAACCCAGGTCATCATTTCAACCAGGTGGTCCTAACAATGTTACAGTAAGAATAGAAGATGCATTTGAATTTGCAGAGGTAGTATAATGGCCACAATAGAACAATCTATAGCCCAAGTAATGTTACCAGAAACATATATGAACATAACTTTGGACAAAGTTACTAACAGTAGTATAGGTTTAAGTGGTAGACAAGCCGCAGAACATATGGCTGTAAATACAGTATATCAAATAGAAGTAGGAATGTGTCCGGGTAAAAAATACAGTACTAAAAGAGAGTACCTATTTACAATAGAAGATGCAATGAACAAAGGCACATCATTTACATATACCGCACCTAGTCCAGGCCCCTGCACATATCAGGGAGATGTACCTAATCCCACACAAATTACTTTAACCGATTGTACAATAGGCGAGTCTACAATATATGTAAATACTACTAGTGTTACAGCAAATATGACAGGTGCTGTATATTTGGTTCGTGCAGGTAGTTATATACAAATGGACTCACATCCTTACCAAGTAGCAGAAGATGTTGCTTGGACAAGTAATGCCAACGTGGCAGTACCTGTTACAAGACAGATAATGGAAGATCAAAGTACTGTAAGTTCGTTTGTAGTAGGTAATCCTACATGGACAGTAAAATTTGCAGAAGCAATTCCGCATACAGTACAGCCACATGATAGGTTACAGTATAGTAAGTCTAGTGTTAATTTTATAGAGGTTTTATAATGAGTACCAGCATACCAGAAGTAGCAAACGCCAGTATAGCACATGCATTACTAGTTACCTTAAAATTAGGTCCTACTACATATAGATTAACTAACGCATATAGATCAATAGTAGGTAGCAACCCACTAAATTCATATACAGCATTAGGAGGATTTCTACAATGTGGTACTATAGCAGATAATATTAAAGCAACATCAGGAGATTTACAGTTATCTCTAAGTGGTGTTCCTGTAGATGGTAATAACTATTTGACAAAAGTACTAGCAACTACAATTAAAGGCGGTGAAGTCATAGTGGATAGAGCATTCTTTGACACAACTACAGGTGATGTTACAAACACATATCAACGTTTTAAAGGTATAATTACATCATATAGTGTAAGTGAAGAAATGGATGTGTTATCAGGTGAGAATACAGCAACAGTAGTAGTATCAGCATCAAGTACACTAGCAATATTAGAAAATCAAGTTACAGGACAAAGAACAAACGAAACAGATAGAAAACGTTTCTTTCCAACAGATACCATAATGGACAGAGTAAAAGATTTACACCAAGTACAATTTGACTTTGGTAGAGAGTTCAGTGGTTCCACCGGAGGCGGTGGTGGAGGCGGTGGCGGTGGCGGCCGTGGCGGTGGCGGTGGCGGAAACCGTAATCGTTATAAAAGTATACAGGAGAGGTAAATGATTAGACGTGCAGGAATGGGAGATTATGAAATTATCATGGATATGATGATTAATTTTGCTAATGCGGCTCCTTTCACAGCATTTCATAATCCACAATACAATGCAAATTATATCACTAATTTAATTACAGGATTTATGAAGCAAGGTATAATACTTATAGCAGAAAAAGACGATAAACCTATGGGTATGTTAGTTGCAGGTATAGGACCAGACACATGGCTACCACATGTTAAAATATTAAGAGAATATGCATGGTGGGTAGAACCAGAAGCAAGAAATACTACATTAGGATATAAATTACTAGTAGAATATATAAAATTTGGTAAGAAATTAAAAGAAAAAGGTGTTATAGATGCCTTTACATTAACAAACATGGTACAATCACCGGATTTTGATTTAGAAAAACGTGGTTGGAGAGAAATAGAATCCAACTATGTATATGAGGGATAACAGATGGCAGTATTTACAGCAATAGCGGCAGTTATAACAGGTGCAATTACAGGAGCCGGCTTTGCGGCGGCCTTTGCCGCGGCAGGAACACTAACAGGTTTAGGTATTGCTACATCATTACTAGCAGGTGGTATTGCTATTGCTACAGCAAAAGCCTTAGGACCCAGTGTACCAAATATACAATCTGCAAAAGATCCAGGTGTAAAAATACAATTAGACCCCAGTACTGACAATAAATTACCCGTATACTATGGACAATCCTTTTTGGGAGGAATCGCCATAGATGCGATGATTAAAAACCAAAACAATACTATGGTATATGCTTTTGCTATAGGTGAACAAACAGATTCAGGTGATGTAACTATAAGCAATGTTTACCGAGGGGACAGTAAATTAAATTTTGGTAGTGGTGCTTCTGCACATACAGTAGTAAGTCTTACAGACCCTAACGGTACATCAGTAACAAATGTTAATGGTAAAATAAGATGTAGAGTATATTCAGGTAATACTCATGCAAACGCACAAATATTTCCAGTACCAGGTGGTGCCACAACAGCCGTAGATGCAGACACTATGTTCACTAACTGGGCAAGTGATCCAAATAAAATAGGTAACAATACAATTATCAGTATTGTAGAAGTAGATTACGATGCAGGTAATGGATTACAAGGACTAGGTACTATAAGTTATGATTTCAATAACAGTCTAAACAATCCTGCAAATGTATTATTAGATTATTTGAAAAACGACAGATATGGATGTGGGCTAACAGACGATGATTTAGACTTAGCATCTTTTGATGATATGTATGATTATGCAAACACGCAAGTAGCATATACAACTAGTGCTGGTGGTAGTTCAACGCATAGTCAATGGCAAATTAATGGTGGACTCAGTACATTCCAACCTAACCTAACAAATATTGATCAAATATGTCAAAATAGTGCTACATTCTTTACATACAATGCCAAAGAAGGAAAATATAAGGTAGTACCTAACAGAGCGGCTACATCAGCCGAACTTGCAAATGCATTTGTGTTTAACGACGATAATATTACCAGTAGTATAAGTGTCACAGAGCCTGACTTATATACAACATACAACAAAGCAGATGTAGAATATTCAAATGGTGAAGCAAAAGACCAAACAGATAATGCGTTCTTAGAAGTACCGTTAGATGGGGGTATACCTAATTTTCCTTCATTCAACAGAATAGCCGCAGAACCCATAAACACTCTAAGTACAAGATTATTCTTAACAAATGATAAGGCTCGTGCTACAAATTTAGGAAACATAGACTTAAAACAGGGTAGAGTAGGTAGAACAGTAGAATTTGAAGCAAATCATACTGCCTTAACAGTGGATGTAGGTGATGTTGTTAAAATTACCAGTCCTAGACATGGGTTTAATGAAGAATTATACAGAGTTATGCGAGTAAGTGAAGTTGATAACGGAGATGGGATAATAACAACAAAAATAGTTGCTATGTTCTATTTTGCAGACATTTATAATCATACTGATGCACAAAATGAAGGTGAAATGGGTAATAGTGGTATTCCTACTATTCCTGTTATAGGATTGCCTATACCAGGCGTGCTAACTGGCGATTATGGTAATTTAACCTTAAATAATCAACTATATGGTAACATTCTTGTAAACGAACAAATGAACATATTTGGTGCTGGTGCTCAGTTAGAAAATGCAGGATTGGGTAATACAAATGTAGTAAGTGGTACAACGTATAATGATTTAATTACACCAGAAGTATATGATATAACAGGTGTAGATATAGGAGATTACACATTTACAGCAGTGGGCAACCTTGGTGGTGTATTACCAGTAGGTGGTTATGATACAGCATTCCGTAACAATGTGACACTACAATATGCAAATGCAACTCATAGTGCTAATGTACCTATAGGTGGCGGTGGTATTTCGTTTGAAAATATAGATGGTGCCCCACCACAATTAACAGACACAAAAAAAGTGTCGTTAGACCCTACATCTCATAGTCTACCAGCAGATATGAAACCTCAAACAGCAACTATGAGAATACAAGGATATAGTACATTAGATGATGATAGTGCAAATGGCTTTCCAAGAAGTGTAGGTAATATGGCATATGAAATGAAACGTATTACAAAAAGTGAGAAATAATGTATAGAATAATTTATAAAACAGATACAGGAAAAATAGAATCTTGTAGACGTATGAGTGATTCAATATTGACCTTACAATTACAACAAGCACCTAATTTAGCAAGTATTGATGGATATGTTCCTAATTGTATGGAATACAAAATTAATTTAGAAACATTAGAAGTAGAATCACAAGAAAATCCATTTGCTACATTTGATATTAATAAATGGATGAGAGAACGCAGAAATAATTTACTTAAACAGAGTGATTGGACACAAGGTGATGATTCTCCATTGTCAGATAGTAAAAAAACAGAATGGCAAACATACAGACAAGCATTACGTGATGTTCCTGCTAACAATACTAGTGCAACAGTTAGAGAAGATATTACTTGGCCAACAAAACCGGAGTAGAATATGAGTAAACAAATAGGAAGAATTGGATTCTTTAAAAATAAATTCTCTAAAGGATCAGGCACAGTATTCGTACCAGAGGCACTAGTCACTAGAGAATTTTTGACAAATGCTGTAGCAGGTTACGGTCCAGATTCATATACTTATAATTGTAACATATCTACAAATTTAGACCCAAATACTACTATAGGGTACACAATTTCCGGCACAGTAAGTGATACAGAATTTTACGGTGGCTTAACAGGTAACGTTACATTAGATGCTAATTCTAATGCAACTATAAGTATTACAGCAAACGTGAACCCAAATGCAACTGACGGATCAGATAAAACATTTGCTGTAAATATAACAAATCCTGCTCATACTACTATATTAACAACTAGTAATACTCATACTATAACAGGTACACCAGGATTAGCAATACAATTTACACCTCAGGGTAATTATACAGCATCAGCATCAACAATATCAGTGTCAGGTACTGATTACACAATGTTGACAATGGATGCCGGTAATGGTACAGTAATAAATTCCACATTAGATCCTAGAGGATTTACAAAAAATACAACACGTAGACAACAATATGAAATATCTGCTAACCAAGACACTATTCCTTTAGATATGTTAGTTATAGGTGGTGGAGGTTCTGCATCGTTTGGATATAATGCATCAGATTCTGCGGCTGGTGGTGGTGGTGCACAAGTTACTGAATATAGTGCTAATGTTACAGTAGGTAATATATATGATTTTGAAATAGGATCAAAAGGCAGATACACTTGGTATTTTGAAAATGGCGGTGATGGATCATATACCTATTGGAATATTGGTGTTAATGGTATGCCAAGTACAGCATTTGCTAATAGTTCTTATTCTGCTACTGCCAGAGAAGGCCAAGGTGCATATGGACAAAGTGGTAGAGGTGGCGCAAACGGAGGACCAGGTTGGGCTTCAGGTGGTGGCGGTGGTGCTGGTAATTTATTCGGTGGTAATACAGGACCTGGTATACCTCCAGGGGGACCTTTCCCAGGTATAGGCGGATACAGATATGGACAGGCGAATACGGCTCCTACAGCAACAGCCAATGCAACTATGACTAACGGTGGTAACGGCGACGATGGCAATAGTTCTAATTTTACAGGAACAACTACATTCTATGGTGCAGGTGGTGGAGGTGCTAATTCCGGTACTGGTGGCGGAACTAGTGGAAATGGTGCTAATAATTATGGTAGTGGTGGTTCAGCAACTAATTCTGGAAGTCAATACGATACTATTACAGATTCTAAAGATGGTGTTATACTTGTACGACATATTCAAAATGGAAACAGGCGTATAGTATTATAAATTTACAAATTAGATAAATATAACAATAATAAGACTATTTGCGGACTCGCATATAGTAAGTTCCAACTGGAGGCGAAACAATGAGCGGAAGACTCTTAACATTCTCACAATATCTTCAGGGCGCAGACAACGTAAAAGTTGAAGAAATGTTCCCTAGTACACAAAAAACATTTACCTATAACTATGGTTTTGATGTTTCAAATTATGACTTTGAAGCAGACATGCAACCTATAGTAATAGATTCTATGACTTATAATACTAATGATGGGCAACCTAACTTTACTACAAGTACAGTATTAGGTTCATTCGCTAATGCTGAAATAGGTAGTGCTAATATAATTACTACAGATGCGGCATCAGGCTTAATTAAATTTACTATACCAGCACAAAGATATACTGGTCCTTTGCTACCAGATGCAAGAACAAATGTAGTGATTACAGTAGTATCTTTTAAATGGACAGATTTAAATGTAACACCAAATACAACTGAAAGCCACAGATGGGCTATAATAGAAAGATTTGAACCAGATGTAGTAATTGGTAATCCTACATTAGACGGTGGTTATACAGCAATACCAACATCATAGGAGTAGTACATGGCTAATGTCACAGTAACAACATCTACTAGTAATGTAAATGTTAATTCAACAACAAATGAAGTAAATGTAACTAGTACAACTAGCAATATAGTTGTAGGTACTAGTGCTATTGCACCTGATAGTATCATAAGAGACGCCATATCAGTAACTGACACCGGAGGAGACGGTAGCCTTACATATAGTAATGTTTCAGGAGTTATAACTTATACAGGACCAAGTGCCGCAGAAGTAAGAGCACATTTATCAAATACATCTCCTATACTTTATGATGCATCAACAGGTGTAATAGGTATAGATGCAGGTGCAGTATTTAGTAGCACATTCGTTGATTTAGGTAACCAGTCTGGTAATGTTTCCATTGATAGTAGCCTAGGTGATAATTTTAGAATGGTTGCAACAGGCGACATAACAGGATTAAATATTACTAATGTAAGTAACGGAGAAGGATTTACATTACTAATAGAACAGGATACAATAGGCGGACATAACTTAGATACTACAACTCATAGTTCACTGTGGAGCGATTTTACATTTGCAAATGATTTTAAAACATTAGATACAAATCCAAATAACTGGAATATTATTTCAATAATATATGATGGTACAGCAGGTAAAACAAAATATTATGCAAGTCTAGTTGTAGAAGAAGCATTAGGCATAACAAACAATGATTTAGCAAACAGTAATGTAATTGTAAATGGCACAACTATAGAATTAGGAAGTAGTGGAAATATTGCTAATTTTGGCACACTAACTACTGATGATTTAACAGAAGGTAGCACTAATCAATACTTTACAACAGCAAAAGCAAATAGTGCCATAGGTGCATATACAGGCGCACTAACTAATTTAACAGGTAATGTAACAACATCAGGCGTTATAACAGCAGGTGCAAGTGCAACAGATACTCATTCATTTACAGGTAATATAGATGTTACAGGAAACATAGAAGTATCAGGTAACTTAAATTACAGAAATGTAGAAGATTTATATGTAAGAGATCAAAGTATAACACTAAACGCAAATGCGGCCAGTG